TTTACCGCCTACAACGGCTTGTATTTCGGCTTCCGTAATATTGCGTGCTTCCATAAGCTTCTTCAAGTCTTTCGGGATCCCGTCATCTTCCTTAGCCTTCTTTTTAGGCTCGGTTTTTACAACAGGTTCTTCTTTAGGAGATTCCTCTTTCGGAGGGGTTTTCATTTCCTCTACAGGCTTTTCTTCAACTTGCGATTTTCGAATATTTTGGGGTATGCAATTTTCGATTTGAGCAAATTCGAAGGGCAAGCACTCCTTTAAGCCGTGTCGGTTTTTTGCGTCCCAATTCGGATGATGACTCGTGTACATCACCCGTTGCCCGCCTGAAACACGGACCTTTTTACTGTTACTGTCCTTACTATCGACTTTCAGCACTTCCTCTTTGTAGTTGGCAAAAAGGAGCATATCCGCCCACTCTTTGACCATATCGGAGATTTTCTGACTGGCTGCCTTATTAAGCTTTAACTCGTATCGATCGTACGGAGGTTGGTCAGGCCGCTCAAACTTACGAACCATAGCGTGTGCCGTTAGAACCACGTTCATCCCGCTTTCAATTAAATCCTGGAGCTTATTAAGCAGCCGTCCGAATTCTTCCTTCTCATATACATACCCTTTGCCGTATCCGATATCTTCAATACCGCCCACCTGGTATTTCGAGCAAATGTGCTGTACGCAAAGCTGTTCTGCCCAGTCGATTGTGTCGATGACTAAGGTCGTAAATCCCTGGTGGTCTTTCGTAAGCTCTTGAACGTATTCCATAAGTACCGCCCAGGACGTCGGACGTTCCAGTCTTGCCACGTCCATATGAGCTGTACTTGCCTCTGTATCGATGAATAAGGGTTTAGGGAAGTGAGCGGCAAATGTACTCTTGCCGATTCCTTCGGGCCCATATACAACAACTTTCTGATACCGTTCTTGCTTTCCTGTTATTATCTTCATAGCTACCTCCTTTAGAATTTACCGGCTTCCCATTTCTTAGCTTCTACCGGCTGCGGTGTCGAGTCTTTAATGTAACCGTCTTCGATAATGATGCTGCAGCTGTCATCCGTTCCGACTCTTGTAGCAATAACCTGGAGTCCTTCATTGGTGAGCCATTCTGAGAACTCTTTAAGTGTTTCCTGATCCATTTGTTCAAGCTTATCCATAAGGACAAAGCCGCATTCAGGGTTAAGCTTACGAATAATTGCCGTAGCCACCATAAGCTGTTCAGCTCCCGACATGCCGTCCCATTGTTGACCTTTATAGATGAGTTCCCCGTCCTTTACACCAAGCTCCGGCAAAGGCAAATCTGCTTTGTTAAGAAGTTCGTTCTTTGCTTCCTTGACGGCTTCAATTTCTGCCGTCAGCCCGTTATATTCAGCCGATAACTCTTCGGCTTCGGCCTGGGCTTTTTCCTTTTCCTGGTTAGCTCGGACCTTGCGATTGATATCATCGACCTGGGCGATATTAGTCTCCAGTTCTTCGGTACTTTCATCGACAAGCTCGGCTACCGTCTTTTGAGCAGTCTCCATATCGGCTAACAGCGACTCCTGTTTAGTCTGGGCTTCTTCTAAAGAGGCTTTAAGCTGAGCAATCCGGGCGATAAGCGTTTCGTGTTCTTCCGTCATCTTAACTAACTGTTCACGCTTGCGTTGATTCTCGCCATTTTGTGCTAATATTTCTTGCTGTTGCTTAATTAAATCCGAGGCACTGACCGGCTCTGTAGGCGCATCGGGATAATATTCAAGCTCATCGGCGTATGACTTCTTCTGCTTAGCGATACGACCGATTTCAAGGCGGCGATTATATCGCTGTGCTTCTTTGGCGTCTAATTCTGCCAATTCGTCACCAATCCCAATAATCTGCAGCAACGTATTGGCCTTGTCTTTTGAGTTCATACCCATGAACTTCGGCAAGTCTAGTGCCAGTTTCTCAATAAAGCTATCCAAGAGTTTCTGTCCGGCTTTCTCACCGGTCGGGTCAATAACCTTAAGACTACTCTTGGCGCCTTTACGTTCAACGACAAGTCCGTTAGACAGCTCGATATGAATCTCAGGCGGGATCGTGCTGCTGTCTCTTGCCGCATTGGACGGCTTAAATTTATCGCCGCCTAAGGCCCAGGCTATAGCGTCTAATACAGAGGTTTTGCCTTGTCCGTTACGGCCGCCGATGACGGTAAGGCCGTTTTGGGCTAATTCCATTTGTACTGCTTTGACTCTCTTTACGTTCTCAATGGCTAAGCTGTTAATTTTTACTGTCATGTGATATACTCCTTTTAATTAAAAATTTAATTTTTAGTTGTTTTGGCCGTCTTCTGTTGCTGCAGAGGGCGGCCATTTCCTATGCACTCATCGGGAATACAGTAATCCCGATTCGGGCAATTCTCGCAATTCATGGAAAGCCTCCTTTAAAGAAGTGCTAAAAGCACAATTAAGAAGTAAATAGCCGTTAACGTAAGTGCCGCTTTTAACCCTTCTTTAACGTAATAGCCGATACTATGACTCCGAACTACACGAATCGGAGTGTTTTGGATTTCGTAGTATCTTTGGTTGATCCACTCAGGCGGACTCTGTAATGTAGCAGCCTTCATCATTACATCCCTCTCTTTCTAATGATTAACTCGAAGTGAAACGATATAAGAACGTTACCGGCACGCCGAATGTAATTTCTCCATGTGTCCCCGAACGTTACGATAAGTACCGCTGTTTCCCTCTCTGACAGGCGTTTGCCGTCGATAATACTGTGGCACGCAGCCAGTGTAGAATCGACGATTTCTTGAGGCCTGAAATGTCTTGCTACCTGGATACCTTCTACATCGGCAGTCGTGTAAATAACCGTCATCATGTGATTTATCATTTGGTCTGCATTCATTGTTACGCTCCTTTCCGTATCTCAATCCATACACACGCCAGCACAACGGCGATTACGATTACACACGTTGCGATTTCAAGTTCAATCATCGGTATCGTTCCCCCTGTCTCATTTCGGCCTGTTTTCGTAGCCAGTCATTAAAGGCTTCTGCATGGATAAGACGCTTTCCACCTCGCTGTCCGATTTTAAAGCTCGGAAAATCAATGCTGTTCGCCCATTGGCGAATCTGTTCATCGCTTACAGAAGCCGCCTCGGCAGCCTCTTCGACCGTCATGCATAATTTCATTGCCATTCTCCTTTCTTAATAATGCTCAACGTGAAACATTAGCTCCTCGTGCGTTTTCTCCGAGTCGTCAAGTGTCAGCTTGTCGGCTCTTTTTCTATGGACAAATTCCATAGCCTTTACAATGCATTGCCATTCATGCCAGGGAAGCTTTTCGGCTTCTCGTAAAATGATTTCTGCCGGACTCATTTCCTATTTCCCCTTTCTTTTTTTGTTAAGGTCCCATATTTAAATTGTTGTATCCGTGGTATGCTGTAAAAAACACCTTTAAGGAGTTGATTTTGTTATGCGCTTAGATTTAGAACTATTCAGGGCTATTTTATTAGTTGTTGAAGAGTCCCCCACCCCTACCGTAAAGAGTAATTACTCGCTTCGTTTTGAAGGCATTCCCCCGCTAACAAGTGATTATCACGTTCACCTTCTCATTCAAGAGGGCTTTTTATACGCTATTGATGCTCGATGCAAAGATAGAGAATACGATTATTTAGAGATAGGCTTAACCATCAAAGGTCAGCAATTTATAGACGCTATTGCCGACCGCAGTAGTCTTGATAAAATCAAAGACTACATTAAGGCCAACGCCTTACCCTTGACTCTAGATGTATTATTTAAGGTTGCGATGACTCAGTTCTCGTAACTCTTCATAGACGCCTTTGTCAGCCAATGAATATATCAAATTCAGGCGTTCCTGCTCGGTATCAATATCACCAAGATGTTTTTGTGTGACTTCCACGATTTCTTCCCTGATTCCGATATACAGATGTAACAATTTCAAATGTTTTCTACTGTTAAACGGAGCTTCGTCCATACGAAGCTCTTTTTCTTTTTCGTTCATCTACTTCCCTCCTTGTTTGCGGTTGTTGTTTTTGTTGACTATTAATCAACAATCTGAGCAAAAAAAATTGCATTTCTATCCTCGGGAGAAAGATTTAATGCTTTACTAAGACAAATAATTTCCGAACACCGGAAATCATTCTTCCCATTCAGCTTATTGTACAATCCTTGAGGAGTTAAGCCACAGGCTTCTGCTAATGCGTAAATCTTAATCCCAGATTTGTTAATTCGATTCTTTAAAAGCTCGTAATTAATCATCTTTACACCTCCTCTCAATGTTGATTTAAAATCTACAATCACATAATAGCATTCATGATTCCATCTTGTCAACAAAATTTTCCTATTTCATAAATTTTTGTTGATTATTTTGAAACGGTCTGCTATAATTCCCCCAAAAGGAGATATTCATATGGAAACTATTTATGAACGCATTCGGCGATTAAGACAAGAAAACAATATGTCTCAAGACGAATTGGCAAAGAAAACCGGATACACTTCTCGCAGTACGATTAATAAAATTGAAGCTGGAAAGATTGATATATCACGGGCAAAAATCAAGGTCTTTGCCGACGCTCTTGGAGTTACCCCGGCATACTTAATGGGATGGGAAGATGAATCAGAACAAGGCTACTACACAGACCCAGAGGTAGCCGAATACGCCGAAGAGCTGAGGACGAATCCGGAGTTAAGAGTATTGTTTAGCAGTAGTCGTAATTTGACGAAGGAACAAATGCAAGAAGCATATAATTTCATCAAATTCTTAAAAATGAAGGAAGAAAATAAAGTACATGACGATTAATATAATTTTCGCTTCTATCCCGCACGCTAAGGCTTCCGCAACGGCAAACGCCGACGGCAGCTATTCCATTATCGTCAGCAAGTCATTATCTCAAGAACAGGCAAAAAAGGAGGTCTTGCATGAGCTTGGACACATTGTCGATGACGACTTCGGAAAAGATATGCAGGCAAGTATGATTGAAGAGATGATACGCCGGAGTAACATTGTTCCCGATAGAGTCGCCGAAGACGTCGAGTTTTAC